ATATACAAACGTTTTTTCGTCTTCACTGTTCGAGCTGTACCGTAGCAACCGCACGTTCGCAAATTCCGGCGATAAAAAGACCGTGGCTGTACGATCCGTCCCTTGCCTGACGTTGAATGAGATATTTCCCGTGTCAAGGTCCGCGTCGACGGAATAGCCTAGTCCAGAATATAAACCGAGTTGTTCCAGCCCTTCTCCCACGTTCTGGAACCGGAACCGGGTTTCAATCGGAGCGCCATATCCGTGATCGGTGCCGAGCGCGAGACCCGGCATGACGCGATTATTATTCGACGGGTCAATACAGTTCTTGTTCACGAGTTCCCGCATGGCAGCTTCGGTATCCGGTGCAACGATCGTGTGATATCCGCTGCCCTGGTCCACGACGTTCATCGCAATCCGGTACGTGAGCAGATATGCCAATTCTCTGCCTTTGACAATCCACTCTTCGCTGATCTTCCCTTTTTCCGTCAGGGCCAGTTCTTTTCCGAGGACTATTCCGAACCTGAACCGGCCATTCCGGTAATATCCAATATATCCTTCTTCAACCAGACTGTCAGCACCTGTGCTGTACCGGCTAACCCGCAACTCAAACTCGCCGGGTGTCCGCCATTTCCGCGTGAACGACAGATACGAGAATCCGTCAATCATTGCCGCGAGGTTCATACCCGTATCGAAGACCCAGATGCCCGGCATATTCACACCCCGATATATCTGTGATTGTATACAAGCGTCATTGTCGGTGTCCCGCTCTGGGAGTCCGCCGAGAATCCAACGAGGTTCTCCCCTGCCTGCAGATACCAGAACGTTGAATCGAGATCGACGTACTGAAAAGCATTGACGCCATCAATCGTGACCGTTCGCGAATTGAACGCCGTATTGATCGCGAGTTGCTGGGCTGCCGTTATCGTCGTCGAAACTTCAAGATATTCCGATGTCGTATAGTTCGTCACACGCGGGTTGACAAGTCCGCCCGTCATGACGACGCTGATCGGAGTGGCAACATTTCCTGCATTCGTTAATGTTTGTTTTGACCCGACGACCGCGATCACAAACCCGCCCGTCGGTGGAATGACGAAATTCCGTGAGTTCGTCGGCAGGTAAAAAAGCGGGAGAGAAATATACGCCTGAAAAGCGGTTGATACTGACGACGGATCAAAAAAAGTTGGATCGGCACATAACAACTCAACGGTAACTTTCTGCAATGTCTTCCCTTTCCCGTCACGCGCTGACGAGAATGATAATCCGTCGTCTGCAAGAACCGCGTAGATGTCCCGGTACGTGCCAGCCGCCGTAGTTACCCGCAACGTGCCTTCTCCTAATACCGGATTGAACGCCGTTTCGACGGTCTGGATCAAGGATTCAACGATATCGCGGGTTGCACCAATCAAGGATAAATCGAACGAGATTGTCCTGTCCTCCAGATCGGTGTCAATCCATGTTTTGCCGCGCTGGAACGGGGCTTTCGTTAACAGGTTTGTGTGCGGTATCCCGCCGAGATCGTACCGGTTCACGCGGATTGCGCTTGTCGACGGGAACGTGTTTTCCGGCCCCCACGGTAAAACCAGCGCCGAACCGCTTGCCGGTGTGAACTGGAAGGATACCAATTCTGTCATTCTTCAGTGCAACTCCGAATACACGATTTTTCCCAGATCGCGGTATGTCCCTCTCAGGACGGCCTTCATTTGCGATGGTGTTGCCTGAGGATTGTTGATCGTGACGTTCTGCTCAATACTGATCTCGTTTCCGGCGCTGCCGCCTGTTGCGACCGGTGTCCCCGCCGTCTGCGTTCCTTTCAGACTACCGGCTACTGCCGCCGCGATCCCTGTCAGGTCAATCGGCGTTAGGGTCGGCATTGAAATGGAAGGGCTGATGGGAGTCGTCGCCATCCGGCCGTCCCGCACGGTGATAATCTGTGAATATGCTACTGCCGCCGTGATTGCCGTTGCTGTGGTTTTCCAGTCGTCCATCCATTTCTGCCATGCTGTTCGTACAATCTCGGAAAGTGTTGTATAGAGGGAGATGAAATTCGCAATCTGTTTCTGTCCCTCCTCCTGCATTCTGGTTGTCAGGGACGAAAACGCATCGCCCTGCTCAGAGAATCCGTCTTTCAGGATTCCCGTCTGCGTTTCAATTGTGTCCTTGAGAGCATCGACTGAGGGCAGTCCCAACAGAGCCGCCGCGTCTTTTTCCCTTTTTCCAACCTCTTCCCAGGCGGCGGCTATTTTGCCCGGGAGCTCTTGTTTCCGGATAACGGCTTTCAAGTGTTTTTCCCGGGCTTCTGTCAGGTCGGCCTGTGCCAGCTCCCACTGCCGGATAATAGAATCCTTATACCGCTGAATGTACTCGGCAACTGTCTCTTTCTGAGCGTCGAAAGGATTTTCAGTCCGCCACTTTTCCGGGATCTGATACGCATAATGTATTCCCTTGTCGCCTGACTCCATTGTTTCTTTGTAGAGCCGGTCAATATCCCGGAACGCTTTTTCTGCATCTTCAAGCGCGTATTTCGCCCGGATAAACTCTGATTCCGCCCTGCCCGGACCGAACATAACGAGATCGTTATACTCTTTATATGCCGTCTCCAACTCGCGTATCTTGGTTGCGGCATCTTCCGCAGCGGTGCCGGTTTCCTCTATCCCATCTGCCGCTTCAGCACCCGCCCGCCCGGTTTCCTCTAAGGTTCGCATGAGTTTTTCGTATGCGGCGTCACCCATCTCCGCCCGCATAACGGCTTCATCCCTCGCCATATCCATTTTTTCGAGAGATTCCCGGTACTTCTCGGTCTGCCCCGAAATGTAGGCCTGAAACGCATCCAGCGCGTAAAGCGATATGTCTATAACCCGCGCAATGAGACCGAGCGCCGACGCGAACTGTTGAATGGATTTCCCTGTGCCGGTTTCTTCACTGAAGACGTGTATCAGCAGATCTGCCCATGCCTTCGTAGCTGGCATGAGGTCATGACCGATGGAATGTGTGAGTTTTTTCAGGCGTACGTTGATTTCATCAAGTTTATCGCCATAATCGATCATGCTTTCCATTTCACTTTCCGTGAAAATCGAGACGTTTTGTTTAAGTTTCTGCATTTCAGTGCTCGTCAGGGCCAGGATAGGCGCGAGTTGATACGCACCGCGACCCATCATCTGAAATGCCAGAGCGTTTCTGACAGTCGGATTCTCTATATTCTGCAACCCCTCGATGACTTCCCAGATGAGCGTGTCCATCGGTTTCAGGTTCCCCGCCGCATCCGTTGCTGAAACTCCGATCTCGCGCAGAGCCTTCCCGGCCTTTGACGAGGGATTCTGCAGGTCTTCCATCCGGTTCGTCATGAACCGAATTGCCATTGTCACAGACGAAATATCAATCTGTGTCTGAGTTGCAACATTCTCAAATCGTTGCAGACTATCGTAGGAAAGCCCTGTGACCTTTCTCAGTTTTTCCATTTCCTGTGCCCAATTGGCCGTTTGATTCGCAAGTGCGAGAAACCGGGAAGTGTAGTATAGAAACTTATTGAACAATTCTAATGTTTGATTGATTGCCAGCGAGATTCCTCCAATGCCACTAAGCATGTCATCGGTCTTCAGACCGAGTCGAATGAAAATACTGCCGGCATCATGCCCTCCTCCATCAGTCATCGCTTAATCACCTTCCCGCCAAGCGCGAGGGTAATGAGTTTCAGGTACTGCTCCTGCTGCTCAACCGGCATATTCTCCTCTTTTCTCTCAATCTGACTTTTAAGGACACGGAAATCATCGATTCCCCAGGGTTCCCGCTGCTCTGAACGGTTGATATTTGCGAGAAGCGCGCATTGGACACCGTTCAATATATCCAGAAATTCCCATTCTTCCCGCCGTGTTTTATTTTTTGCGTCATATATTTCCCTGAACTCCGCCGGGTTCAGACACCATAACTCAGCCGGAGTCAACCCGCAGATCCCATACGCGGGTTCGGCAATGGCGTCTATCCACGCCTGCGCAAGTTTTTTGGTATTTTCCCCTCCTTCTGCAGGTCAGGCCCCGATCCTTTCGTGCTCTGGAAGAAGGCCGATTCCTCCATAGCCTTCGTAACAGAGTCCGCGAGATCCGGAATCCTGCCACCTTTTTCCAGATACTCTTCAATCAACTCGCCAACGGCGGTCGTCGTGAGGGCGGGGTCTTCATGTTTCAGTCCCGCCCACAGGAACAGTCGCAACGTCGGCAACTGCGCGATGTCACGCTTGAACACGTCCGGCATGATAGCCTGCATGTCGGCTATGTCGTTGAACCGGTATCGTATGTGCCGCAGTTTGTCGAGTTCGATTGGAACCGCGTGGAGGGCCGCCATTCTAGTTCACACCGTGAATACGGGTTGGTTCGCGATCTTGAACGTCAACGAGATCTTGATCACATCTTTGAGCTGGGGATTGATCCGGTAACTCTTGACGTACCCCAAGAACACGAACGTGCTCAACGCCGTGTTCGGCAACGTCAGAGTGTAGTACTGCCGTGTGCCGGCCAGACAATCTACGATTGCCGCCATCTGACCGTCGGTATCGCCGGTCTTGAGGTTGCCAGTACACGCCAGTTCGCCTCCTTCCGCCAATCCCGGCAGGTAGTCCATTGCATTCCCGGACGAATCGTGCGCCGTCACATCGAGATCGGCTTTTGTCACACCGAATTCACCGATCGTCTGAAGTTCGGCGATTTGGTTTCCACTGTCGTCGGCAAGGGTCGTCCCCTTGCCCAGTTCTGCTGCTGATACAGTTCCCATTTTCCCTATCCCTCCTGCTTGTTTACCGTCTGCGTTTTACGTCGAAGTTGCAGACGTATTCCCACCGGTTATTCTCATCCTGTGCCAACAGTTGCGGGTGCTGAATGGCGAAGATCCCGGGATAGAACGTTCCGGAAAGTGTCTGGTTCGTCAGTCCGTCGAGATCATCAAAACACGCCTCAATCAGGGTTCTCGCCGATGAATTTGATGTGTTTCTCACCCAGACCTGCACGCGCGGGTTTGCGTTTCCGGACGTGTCGTGTGTCCAATCAGGGGCACTGCCGCCGTACCCCGTCACCGAAATGAGGTTTGCCGGTGTTGCCGGACGATAATTCACGAAGATCGAACTGTTGACTGTGCCCCGCCCTTTTCCCGCCAGATACGCCGCAATGTCAGTTTCGGCACTCATTCGTTCCTCACACCAGTTTCACGTTATCCGCGATGTCCTGCGCGATTGTCGGCGCGATCCGCATGGCGGGATCTTCCAGATATTTTGCTTTTGCCCCGGGCCGGGTATGGCGATACGTCATGTCTTCGTGCTGCCGGAAAGCGTACTCTGTGTTGTACCCAATCCGGATTGCATCCTCTCCCATGATCAGTTCGACCGTGCCGGATTGCTTTAATCTTCCCCCGCGAAGTTTCCGCCGTCGCCGTCCGGTTTTCTTGGATATCGTCATCTCATACGTCATATCGACCGGCACTTCAATTTTCGAGGCAGTTAGGATTCGATCTCCATTCTGCCGTAGTCGTCGGACGACAGCCTGATGTTTGGCGGCGAGCAGGACAGCGACTTTCTGCATCACCTCTTTTGTGCCGGTGATCTGGATGCTGACAGGTGCGGTTTTTGTGGGCGGGTTCCCCCGGTCGATCAACCCGCTTGCCTGTATCCAGTGCATGTAGTTTTCCACTGTGCCCGGCCCGAGGTAATACGTCTCCATCGTGGTCATGTACTGATCTCCCAATGTGACCGGTTCCCGAGTTCGTCCAGTCCCTCTTCAACTGCTAGGATGCGGGGCTGCGTGCTATTCATCGATGAGGGCAACGTTATCCTGTCCCGCCCGAATGCGTCAAGGGAGACCGCCCCATCAATGATGATCAGACAGGTGCTTACAACCTCATTTCCCTCAAAGTTCACGACTTTTCTCACTCTGCGGTCAATTCGGGCAGGATAAGAGACGCCGGTGTTATACGAGGGGTCTCCCATCCCGTCGGACGACTCGGAATTGAACGTCTCAAGGGTAACGGTTTGGTTCAGCAACCCGTCAAGCTCGCTCATTATCCTCCTCTCAGATTGAGAACCAACGCGACAATCCCGCAGATCATTCCGACAATGAGACTGAGTTTGACAAGCGCCGAGTCCCAGAATGCATCAACGGCCTTTTCACCGGTATGCTCTTTCTCAACCGCCGCGACCTGTTTCCGAACGTCGTCGATTGAGATATCGATCTCGGTCCGGCATTTCACACAGTCTTCTGTCTTGCATTTGAGGATCTCTTTGATCTCGCCGATTTCCCGTCCGATACCGTCAAGTCGTCCTTCAATACGCCCGACAATGATCTCAATGCTGTCCACTCAATCCTCCTCCTCGTCTTCATCGGCAAGAGAATACACAGGTTCGTTGTCAATATCCAGACCGCTCATATCAGCGTCGTCCCGGGTCAGGCCGTCCGC